ACTTGGCCGTTCCTTCGTCAATCGGCGTGTCCCGAACAAGAGAGATGCCGATAGCGATCCCCGCATTGGCACCAAGTATGTTGACAGCTTCCCCAAGCTGAGAGCCGTATATCCGCATCCGCTTGGGGAACGTACCGGCCATGTCGCTCAGTCCTTTTTGTTGTTGACGTGTTCGAGGAAGAATCTGTCGACAGCTCTGATCACACGCTCAAACACAAAGACATCGTCCCCGTCCATGTCCATGTCCCGACAGAAATTACGAATCGAGGCCGATGGAATGGGACCAGCCCCAAACCCCATCGGCCTGTCGTGATTCAAGTCCTGCCACGCGAGAAGAAAGAAACTCACCCCTTCGTTGAGTTCTGGGGCGTTGAGGATTTTGTCGGGGAGTGGTTGGCCACCCCTGACACAATCCTTGAGGATCCTTTCTTCGTACGGTCCTTGAGTTAGCTGGTATTCAAGGAACGCGATCAGTTTTTTGCGTCTTCCTCCGCTTGCTCGATGACGTAGTATTGCAGGTTCGTTGAATCCGCCATCATGTCCGAGAAGAACTGAGGCACTTCCTTGAACAGCTCCATCAGATGCTCTTCACGAACCGGGCCCAGAACGATTTCACCTTTGACTCGTTCGAACCCTTCCGTCCACTCACCGTCCACGTCGGGTTCGCCGTCTTCATTCAGCTTCACTTCCCATCGCTTGACGACGGTCCGTGCGTAGGTCTGCCAGAGAATCATCTGAGATGTCTTCTCGGGCAGTGTCTCTGTCTGAATCTGTCGACGATACGGTCGGGACAGTTTCTCAAAGACCTGCTGAAACTTCTTATTCGCTCCCCCTGTTCGCGCCAGCCAGTAACGGAACGTAGGCTCCTCAAAACAGACACCCTCAACTTCAAAGGTCTTGTCAGTTTTGAACCTGTCGTATGAACTCATTTGCTATGTCCTCTTATTCCGCAGCGTCTGGAAGGTAGTCGTAAACAGACACCCTTGCTGTGTGGGTGTATGTTGCATCCACTGGCGTTGCCTGTGCTGCGTTTGCAGTCAACGGCAGTTTGATAGGTTCATTGAGTTCGATCTGTGCAAGTCCACCGGCGAGTGTCAGCAGTGGCAGGTCGATTGTCATTCCGGCATTCTGCTTGACCATCATCACGTCGAGTGAGACGTTGCTGTTGTTTCGCACAACTGTCAACGCGCTGACGTTCTGGAAGTATGCCGTGACTTCCGCAGCCACCTCAAAGGTGCCTGCGGACATATCAAACGCACCGAGAACACCCACGGCCTGATTCCGTGAGTTGTTGTTGTTGATCGTCAGCTTCCCTTCCATGACGAACGCGAACAATGCCGTCGGGAATGAGTCGGATGGGTCAACCTGAGACAACCGAAAACGAGTCACGTCCGAGCTTGCATTGAACGCCTCAGAAGACGCAAGCGTCGGTCGTGTTCCGCTCTTGACGCCGACCGCGCCGGTACGCTGTTCAACGTCCTTGCCCTGAAAGGTCATCTCGGTGGTGATCTTTTCTGCGGTCGGCAGGTTGAGGGTGAACTCATTGAGCACCGCACCAACGACATACTCCGATTGAATCTGAGCAGGCTGTGATGCGTCGTTAGCGCCCAGAGTTCTTTCAAGCTGGTATGTCGTACGAACGATGCTTGAACCAACCTTGTTGGCAATGGTTCGACCAAACCAGATACGAATCGTCTGGTCTGCCCCGCCCGAGTTGTCTGCCGTGCCGTCGTCCGTGACGAACGTGTTGGACGTTTTGTCGAACGTCATAATGTTCGCAGAGACAGATCGAACACGGGCCCATCCGTTGTTCACGACATCATCACCAGACGCGAAGAACCGCTCGGTGGCATCATCACCGCCAATGTAAATCCACTCACCGGGCTGAATGCCGAACTCGGTCATGTCTTTGGTGGTCGTGACCAGTGTTGGAAGGTTACCTGAAACATCAATTGTTGCATCGCCCGCCGTGAACTCGAACCCGACCGCAACCAGCTTCGCTGTGGCGGATACGGCGGCTTCGTCTGTCAGGTTTTCGTTCACCACCAGCGCCAGCGCACCCGATCCGGCAGTGGCCGTCTTCAGTCCGTTGTTGCCGGAGTTGGTGAACCCGCTGGCGAACACAAGGTCGCCGTCCGCGAAGGCAGTACCTGTGGTGAACGTGTACGTGTCCGTCGCCGTGGCCACGTCAGTAATGACAGAGTCTGCGACGTGGTTGTTGAACCGTTCGGCTTTCTTGTCGTAGGCCGCATAGAACAGACCTTCGAGCAGTTCCGCCAACCCCGTCTGGGTCAGGTCCGCCTCAAAGCCGCCCTTGGCCTCAACGTCCGTGGTTACTCCCTGTTGACGGGACCGCGAGTCGTTGATGGTTTCTCTGGCAACAGTGGTGATGTCTCCACCGAAATCGGAATAGCTGTTGGGCTCAAGGCCGTACCACACGGGAGTTCCCGGAAGCGTTCCGTAAGACGCTTCTTTCGCAACTCGAAGACCGCTGATGTTTGAGTCGATTTTGCTTACGTCCGGCATCTTACTTTACCTCGTCATATTCGAATTCGACCGTAATGACGGTCAGGAACCACGGACCAGAGACACCCTCTTCCCGCACCTGAGCATTTCGAAAGTAGACGCCGTTCGCCGTCGTCTGTCCCTCAAGACCATCAAGGACGACCTTGACGATCTGATCTGCCGATGATAACCCATTTCCAGCGGGGGTGTATACCTCTACAAACAATAAACCCGTGCGTCGGAACCTTCGCAGTCCACCGTCCCCCCGGAGTGATTGAGCACTGGAAAACGTATTCTCAATCCGAACAGACCCGTAGGGTTCGGGGGTTCCTGTGGAAGCTATTTCGTCTTCCGGGACATCTGCGGTGACGTTCCCATATGTAAGTATTTTGCCTGTGGTAGCCGCGCCAGCATCCCACGCCGCTTTGAGGGCGGTGTATATGTCTGACCTTGCCTGTTCAATGGTGGACATTATCCGGCGACCTCAATCTGATAGAGCAGCAGCGTGTCCCCCGGCGAGATTTCGTGAACCTCAGTTATTCTCCAGAGTCGGTCACCTCTCACGACACCCTGAAATGTTCGAACGTCCTGCCCCGTGACGGGTGCAATCAGGAAACTGTCTGCTGTCCGTTTAATGTCTCCGGCGATGCTCGCAATTGCCCTACTGACTTCCCTCTGTCCATAGAGAGGAACGAACACGGCTTTGACGTTGTCGATACGTTCTTTGGCTGTTGCTGTCCCTGTCCACGGAGTCGCCGGGTCACTCGGAACTCGGGACTCTTTAAGCAGGGACACATTGGACCCGTACCTGTCGATCAACCTGACCGCTGTTGCTGCGATGCCCGTGTAGTCCTCTTCCATCACTACCCCCGAACAACGCGACGAGATGATGTGTTGGTCAACAGCCCGTGCAGGAGCATGTCTGCGGCAGGGTATTCCGGGATGTTGTAGTCACTGACCAGACTCGACTTGACCGAAACCGAAGCCACGGACAGATCGTTCTCTCCCTTCATGTATTCCGTTTCCTCTTCGATTGGCCCAATGACCTCTTTCGTTTTCTTGACCCCGCCCGTGGGTGTTGTGTCTCGGGTGACCCCTTCGACGTGTGACTGTGCCTGTACAGGGGACGGTGGATCGGGGGAGAGTTCGTGGACGGAGATTGCACGCAGGGCGTATTCCGCAACCGCCTGCGTCAGCTTCACAGGGATGTCATCAAACTCGTAGCCGTCGTCATCCCATGCACTCATCCGGGGCCACGACAACGCCTGCTCTTTGCTGGACCGCTTGCCACGGAACCGTGTGCCGAATCGCTTCTCGACGTAGTCTGTGGCGCGGACGATCGCTTCCTGTTTGAGCTGGTCCGTGTTCGCGGCCTTGTCCCACTCGCTGTTGCCTCGTCCGCTGTGATAATCATCAGCAGTCGAGATAGAGATGTATGCGTTCGAGGTCGAAAGACCTGTGCCATCTTCTACAGTGAACGTGAACGCCATCTACTCGGTCCTTACATCGACAGTCGGTCAGCGACCTGTTTCCGATCCAGCCCAAACTCGTTGATCTGTTCTCGCGTGATCTTCAGCTCGTTGTCCCCGAGCTTCTCCAGCACCGCCGCGAACTTGGCTCTTCCGGCGTTCGTCCACAGCGATGGGTTGACAGGGTCCAGCTCCATACAAGCCTTGATCACTGCCTTTTCGATGGGTGTCCCGGCGTGCGGGTGTCGGTCCCCTGTGGGATTACTTCCCTGTCGGTATGTGTCAGCTCCATCATCTGCTGACTGGTTTTCTGGGGTCGTCGTTTGAGCCCCTGCCCGCTCCGACTCAGCCGAGCCGTAAGACCCTGTCGGGTTTTGTGGAACACCACGCTTGCCATAGTAAATTTCCTCGCCGCCTGTTTCTTTGAGTGCCTTGGCAAGCTCCGGCGAGCCTTCCGGATATGCCCCGTAGTACCTGCCGAAGTAGCTGATCAGTGGCTTGTTGCCTGCATCCACATCCGCCATCCCACTGACGAACGAAAGTCCATTCAGCTTGACGGTCTTGCCTGCTTTCGGACCTGCCAGAAAAAGTCTCATATCTACTTCCCACTATCAGCGGTATGAAAAATGGCTGCCGACGTTCGGATCGTCGGCAGCCATCCAAACTAAGGAACTCACGGGGCTGTCGTGAATTAAGTTCGAACTTCGAGCACCTTCTCACGGAACGCAATAAAGTCGCCGTCCGTTCGCAGGTCGCCTGCGGTAGCCAGATCGCTCACCTTATTGACCGTGTCGAAGTAACCTGCCGGGAACTTACCGGTACTTCCGCTCGCAGTGTTACATGCGGCGATGGCGGCTGTGATGATCGCAGCATCCGTGTCACCATCATCATTGTTGATAAGGACTGCACGGACCTCGTCGATGTCATTACCGTTGACGGCACTTGTCCGCTCAACAAGATAAAGGGCTTCTGCCATTTTACTCTCTCCCTGTGGAGTTGTCGTTGTTTTGAAAAAGCCGGGGTGTCGGGCCAGATCACCCCGGCTCAGTGGTCAGGCTCGGGAGAACCTGATTGACGGTTAGTTGTTGACGCCGACCAGTGCAGCGAGACCCTTCAGGCTGAAGACAGCCAGTCCAGAGTACCACTTCACTCGCCAGATGTGCTCGTCCTTGTTTTCAGATTCTCCGACATCCACCACCAGAAGACCAGCCGCGTTCGCGGCGGTCAGTCCGGCGATACCGTGCTGACGGGAACCGTCGTCCAGAGTACCTGCCAGAATTGTAGTCGCGGCGGTCTCCGTACCCTGCGTCTGGTTGATCGGCATGTAGTCGTTTCGGAAAATCGGGACTCCCCGATAAGCCGGAACAGTTGCTCCGCTCGGCAACGTCACGACTTCGCTGATGTTGGCACCACCGAGGGCACGCAACAGAGCGTAGTAGGACCGAAGCGGTCGAGCGTTCATGGCGAGCCAGTCAACCTGTCCGTCCTTATCGGTGACAAGGTCCATGATCTCGTCCAGATCGGTGAAGCTCAGAACCGCGCCGTTGGCTCCAGCGGTCACCGTCTGGGTTGGATCGACAAGTGCCAGAAGACCCTCAAAGTCGTCTCCCGCACCGGTCCCGTTGACCAGCATGTCCTGATACTTGCGACCTGCCGATTTGGCCTTTGATCCGATCTGAACCGCCGTCTGATCGTTGCCGTACCCGGAACGGGTAGCTTGGATCAGGCCGTTGACTTCTGCATCACCAAGGATGCTCGTCAGCGTGCTGGTGACCTTCGTGAAGGTCGCAGCGTTCTTTGCCGTGATCGTGTCACCGATACCATAAGTGTCGACATCCCCGAGAACATTTTCCCGGTTGTACGCGAGAGCGTTACCGTCGATACCGTCGAAAGGCAGAACTTCGAACATTCTGTTGACGGTGATGATGTTTTCAATAAGACCTGCGACGAGGTCGTTCTGAGCCAGTTTTGCAGACTCAGCAAGCGTAACCGAAGCCATTGGGCTTTCTCCTGCCAGTTTTGATTAACGATTCAAGTGACACCAGAATCGCTCTGGCAGTGATGCCCGGAACTCGCTTCCCGGCCAAAAGTGCTGCTACAAAATAGCAGCAGCACTTTTTGAGTCAAGGCCAGTTCAATCTCTTCCGGGTCGTGTGGCCAAACCACGCTTCAGGCCGTTGGCAATCTTCTGTGTGGCAGACAGTTCGCCCTCAGCCGGTTTGACGTGCATGGACTGGCGTGGGGGGGTTCCTGGCCCAGAAGGTGTGTCTGATTCGAAGACCCTCCCGAACTGCTTGTTGCTCTTCATTTCCAGAACAAGTTCGTTGATCGTCATCGGTGCGCCGGTCGTGCCGGAATACCGTTGATTGTTCTCCGCGTCCACGACGTAGGCCGTCATCTTTCCGTCCTGCTCGACGACCTGCACCTGATCTTTGATGAACGGCATGAGCAGTTCGGGAACGCCCTTGTTCGCAACGATGGCGGATGTTGCCTCGGACGTGACCAGCATTCCATAGAGCTGGTTCGTAAGCGCCTGCTCGCGGGCTTCCCTCTTCTGGAGTTCGGTCATGTGTGCCGTTGCCAGTTCGGCCTTGATCTTCTCCACGTCGATCTTGGCCTTGCCTCCGTCCTTGATCTGCTTGTTCAGCTCTTCCATGCGGACAGTAATGGATTCTGCAATCTCCGCTGGACTGGCTCCAAATTCTGCCAGTGGAGACAGATCGACCTTGTTGTTCTTCGCGTCGTTGCGGGCAGCGTTCAGACTTTTTGCAAGTCCTGAAATACTGGCAACCGCTGCGACAATGGCAGGCTCATCAGAGTTGATCTGATACCCAGTCTCGCTTTCCTTGTAGAAGACCCGAAAGTTTTCAGGTACGACTGAAATGTCTTCCACTTCCTGATTCGCTGCAAAATCAAACATGCTCTACTCCAAAAGTCCTTTGAGTTCCTGAACGGTCAATTCTCTGCCAGCTCGATCCACGAACCGGTCAATCGACAGCCCCTTTCTGAAAAGGATCGCCTTGCTGCGACCCAACACCTCGTCCTGAAACGCAACTGGTTGCGTTCGTAGCCATCCGTCGTATGTAGTATCAGCAGGGACCGTTCCGATACGATCCACCAGCCACTTATCTCTCAGCCTATCTACCACTATCTGCCGTTCAACTTCACTGAGGCTTTTCCACCTCGTATCACCCATCTGGATTCGCGCGTCGGCACGAAAGTTCTTTCTCGAAAACTCGTCCTCTGTTGTCTCTCTGACGAACGGTCTTTCACCCACCAGTCCGGCTATCCCTTTATGATCGAAGACGGGCACAACCACCGAACGACAGTTCGGGTGAGCGGGTGGTCGAGCACTTGGTGGATCAAGCAGGGGAAGTCCTGCCGGGACTTTATTCTTCCCAAGCGGTGCGAACCTGCCGTCTCTCGCTGAGCAGATTCTCGAAGTTCTGCCGTCCAGTACAGCCACCCACTGAAGCATCTTATACAGGTCCGCGTTACGATCCCATATCTTTTCCGAGACGCTGTTGTGTGTGTGCGTGATTCCCGCACCGAGCACCGCAAGCATGTTCCTTCTGGTCTGGGAAAGAACACCATCTGAATATCCCTGACGAGCACTCCCGGCCAGTGCCGCAGCGATCTGTTCGGTGGTGAGTCTGTCCTGAATGCCTTTCTGGATCGCCCCCTGTATTCGTGTGAAGTCAGCAGCCTGAATGGAGTCAAGCCATTGCGGGAATGTCCTTGCGTCGAGCGGTCCTCCCGCGAAGCTCTCTTTGAACGTGGAGAGAATAGCTGCCGCTGTGATCCGACCAAACGGCACCCGTACGGGGAGTGCCGCAACGACACGTTCTTCCTCTTTGTCCTGCGTGACATACGCTATCTCTTTAACCTCCACCATCGCCTGATTCCACGCACGTTCAATGTCCTTCCTGCGAAGCTCTTCCAGTTCGTCCATCAGCGCGAGGTACTTGCGAGCCCCGAGGTCAAACCGACCTCTTCGGAGCGGCGGCAACTTGTTTCTGAGTCTTGTCAGCAGTTGCCGGTCAGAAAGAGAAACCAGCTCGATGGATCGGCCCAGAATGCGGCTGGCGAGTTGTCGCAGTCTGTGCTGGTATCGAAGCTGAAGATCAAAGTATGTCTGGTTGGCGGTGGTCATGGCTCGTCGCTCCGTCACACATGGACCCCTGCCCGATGCTCACAGACCACGTCCCAGTTGAGCCTCAGCTTCCATCCTTTCTGCCTCAGGCTGTCGCAACCATTGCAGTCAAAGAAGATGGTCGGCTTTGCATCCGATACCAGCTTCTGTTGCGACATTGCGGACTTCCTGAACAGAAAGCATCCGAAGCCGCAGCCGTCGATTTCCTCGATGCCTTCTCCAAGCTGTTCGGGGTACGTGTGCTGGGCTCCTGTGCCCGTCCACGCCAGCCATCGATCACTGTCCCGATGAGGATACGCTCCGGTGACACCGGCCACGTCGCTAGACATCCCGAACATAAGATGTTGGATCGCGTCGGACCGTTCCGGGAAGACGTCGTCTTCCAGCGAAAAGATGTATTCGGTACTCGCCTCGTGAATGACGCGATTGTACTGCGCCGCCACGACTTGATTGATCTTTCTGTTGGTGCCCAACTGACCCGCTCGCTGTCTTTCCCCCAGACCTTGTTCACCCAGAGAGGATGCAATGTATCTGAAGTCCTGATACCCGGAACTGGTGAGCCACTGCCGCACCTGCTCTCCGAAGGAAGGGTCATTGGAATTGTCTACCATGACCAGCCGACACAACCTTCGGGGCAGTGTCTGGGCACCAAGCCACCGACAGGTATCCCGCAGACAGTTCCACCGGCCACTGAGCAGGCAGACCAGCGTGACCGGTTCGTTTCTCAACGAGGCGTCGTGATAATAGTCCCGTGCTCTCGACAGCCTTCCATCGAGCTTGTTGTTGCCGTGCTTGCGATACATCAACGGAACAGGATTCTGTGCAACGGTCCAGCCTGTTTCGCAGACCTTCCTTGCCAGCAGCCAGTCTTCCCCCTCTTCCAACGGGTTGATCAGAACGCTATCTATTTCCTGCTGGAGCACCGCCTCTCGACGATAGATCGAGCCCGCGTCAATGTGATTCGTGGACCACAGGTTGTCCTGAGCTGGCTTGAATAAACGGGACGACAGGCCAAAGTGCAGAAGGTCGGTTCGGACGATGCCGCAGGTGTCTGACGAGCGGCCTGCCCGGACACCTTCTTCCAGATAATCGTCCAACAGGTAGTTGTCCGCGTCCAGACAAAGTACCCATTCGGAATCCAGTTCCCGGAAGGCTATCAGGCGGTTCTCCCAGACGTCGCGTGTATCGACACGCAGGTATTCGACACCACGACCGGCGAAACTTTTCGCAACCGCTTCGGTGTTGTCTGTGCTGCTGTCATCGATCACCAGAATCCGCTCCGGCTTCAACGTCTGAGCCAGCACGCTGCGAATCGCCTGCGCCAGATACATCCCGTAGTTATGGCTGATAATGGCCACAGATACGGAAGATCGTCGCTGGCCCAGTGATGCTGAGATTCCTGACGTGCCTGATATGCCTAAATGGGCTTTATACATTGCGTTGACCTACCTGTACGCCACGCTGAGGTTCACTGTAATTCCGGTGCCTGCGGCACTGGCAACGATGGTTGCCGCTTCGCCCTTGGTCCCGGTACAAAGGCCGTGCAGTCTGATCGGTCCCGGTCCTGCATACTTCACAAAGTGCTTCCAGACCACTGTCGATCCAATGGTGATTGTGACGAGCGTGCCTTTCCCCGGATCATCGTCGCAGGAGAACGTGAAGTGGTCCAGTACCGGAAAGTGTCCCGACCTTGCCGGAATGGTCAACGTGTTCTGGGTATCGGCTGTTCCTTCAGACACGACGTGGAGCTGGTTGGGCTGCACACCCCCTTCAAACTGTTTCATGTCTACACTTCCTCGTTATCAAGTGGTTGTGGGGATAGTCCCAGCAGCATCTTCTCGTTGGTCAGGATACCCTCGTCGGCCTCTGGGTCAAACGACCTGTCCAGTACGCCGTACCTCTGCAACTCCCGCAGATACGCTTCTCGGGAAAGGTCTCGATTCGTGCGGGCCTCTGTCAGTGCGGTCAATGCTCCCGCATCACCGCTGCTGAGGCCGAAGTCCGTGTCCAGATCGACGGTCCCTCCGGACTCTTCACCGACCCAGTTGGCGGCGTACTGAAGAGCAAGGTTCATCGCATCCACGAAACGATGAGTCATGTCCTGAAGTGGACTGATTGCCTCCGCTGAATCCAGTGACCTTGCCGTGGCAGTCTGGCGTCCGGGTTTCTTGGTCAGAAACTCCGCACCGTACTTCGCCATCTTTTCTTCGAGGTCCATCAGGTCTGCTCGACCACTGGCAATGGCCTTCCCGCTGTGCTCGACGTAGTAGACCTTTCCTGCGGGGTCGCGGGTAGACAGCCACTGGTTCGGGCCCACCACGACGTCGTCCTCGTCGTCCAGCACGCCCGACGAAGCCAGCATCGGGAATCGAGCAACAGTGAGTACCGCCGTCTGGTCGGACTGACTCTGCCAGTGTGCGATGTTGAGGTTGACAAGGTCCAGCAGCGGAGGCTTACTGAGCATGAAGCCTTCCCGCTGGGCGTAGAATGTAACCATTGGAATGTAATCGAGGTCGTAGTCGTACTGCCCAACCAGCTTCCATTCCGGTTTGTCCCGCCCCAGCTTCCTGTCTTCCTCATACAGATCGACGTGGCCGGGAGTGTAGACCCGGATACGGTGAGTAACGACTTCCTCAAAGCCGTTCATCATCACATCCCTTTCGAGAACCCGAACGTGGGTGAGTGTCTCCACCCCATTGACCACCTCCGAGTGGGCCGCGATCACGTTTTCTGGTGGAACATGTACCAGATACGGTCGAACATTCTCCCGACGGTCATCATCCAGTGTCCGTGGTGAGTCTCCGTCCCTGCGGGTATTGGGGAAGTCCACCATCACATGACTGAACCCTTTCGCCAGCCCATCACGGAACCAGTTACGGGCGAAGACGTCCAGATCACTGCCCTGCTGATCCGCGTCTTCAACAAGTGGCTCAAGTGCTGGTGGAATGTCCTCGTTGTATTGAAGCGGTTTGCCGAAGGGTCTTCCGACCCAGCCGCCCAGTGTCTGTTCTGTGGTGTTGACCAGCACCGTGCGGGAAAGGCGTTCCTCGTAAGCGTCATCGCTTTCTCTGGTGTGTCGTGGGAGATAGAGGTCTCCCGCTTCCCGCATCGTTTCCGTTCCACCCAGTACGGCAGTGATCTTGGCCCAGAGGGGTGCCATGTGTTCGTAGGCTGCGGAGAGTGTGTCCGGACCAGCTTCTTTCTTCGCCATTATTTCCAGCTCCCTCTTCGCATCTGTCGTGTCTTGAATCTGACCCTGTACCGAAGTTCATCCGCTATGTGGTCTTCCGCGTCTGTGTCCACGTCGTCAAGGTCTCTGTCTGAACGAGGTAGTACCGGAATCGTCCGTAGAAAGTTGTCGCAACCTTCGCAGACAAACAGTCCCGGCTCTTCCCGGAATCCTTCGGGTCCGGGCTTCGCCGCTTCCAGTCGTTCTCTGATCTGCTGCCAGCCCTGTTTGCGGCTGCCGTGGCCCTTGTCTGCCGGAAACCAGTCGACTCCGTTCTTCCGCATCTCCCCCACGATGCTCAAGCCCGGCTCATATTGATCGAAAATCGATCCATCCGCCACTCCGATCTTGACTCGCCCGTAAATACCCATCTGGCTTTCGCGTTCCAGAATGCCTTTGGCAATCTCGCTGGTGAGCATTCTCGCGCCGCAATTCGGCTCTCCATTCCAGCCGTACCACTCCGCAAAGCGGATGATGTCACCACGGACTTTTCCGATGACGTGGTGGTTGAACTGGATCGGCTCGCCGTTGCTCTCTGCAAACCACCCCACGCTGAACGGTCGACTCTGGCCGTGGTCGTACGACCGGTCGATCCGCCAGCCTCTGGGGATCATGTGGAATGGGAAATTCGGCAGGACGTGGATGTTCCGATCCCACACGTCGTCAAACATCCCACCGGCGACGATGTCCCATGAGCCGTTGAGCCACGCCTCAAGCTCCGCATGGTTGCGGGCAGACGACTTGATTCGTCCGATGTATCCGGGGTCCGCGAACAACAACACGTGGTTCTCACGAATGTGTCCCAGAATTGCTCTGCGGGGTGGCTCGATGTCTCCGTTCTTGTCCACCGAGTCCGTGATCAGGTCCGTACACATCCTGCCGGGGGCTGCGGGTAACCGGAAACGGCGTTTGACCCATGAGTGCCCGCTGTTGCCGCTAAGCCAGACCGATCCGTCCTGCCGGACAAAGAAGGTCTCTGTTTCGGGGACGCTCAGACAGTAGACCGTCCCTTCGAAGTCCTCGCGAACATGGTTCTTCTCTGTGAATCGGTAGGTACTCGCCCCGTTGAGAAAAATCTCGAACATTCGCGACCGGTACTTCGAAGTCACCGCCACACCACAGCGGGTTGCCAGTTCCAGAATATCATCCTTCAGTCTGTCACTGTCTGTGTAGACAACCGGTCCAATCGCCAGCAGGCCCAGCAGCACCGACGGGTTCCGTCGGTACTCTTCCGGGATTCGTCGCTTGTGTGTCGGTCCGAGGTTGCGGACCAGTTCGACCAGATCGGGCCGGTCGATGTGGTAGCCATCACGGTCTCGAACGCCCCCGTGGTTCAACAGCCGGTCAACCGTGGAAAACCGGCACGGAATCTGAACGCACTCCCGCCCTTCCCGTGTACCGACCACCCCGTTGACCAGAACGCACCCGAGGAACTTCGCTACGTCGTCTCCGACATCCGGTGGCGTCATGTTGCCGGTCCTGCGGATACGATCCATCTCCCCAAGCTGGTCAAAGGGGACCACCTCGTGGTCACACATCGACCCGAGGTGGGGAGTCAATCGAGGCAGCCTGTGGTCCGAGGTGAATTCCGCCCGCAGCCCCTTACTCCTGAGCTGGACCATTTCCCCCTGCCAGTGCTTTTCGATCACACGCTCCACCGGAGAGTCAACTATCTCTCCGGCTTCGTTCACGCTGACCACATTCTCCCCAACCTGCACGTCCTGTATACGGACCCAGCCTCTGCTGGACGTGAGCACTTCTCCGTGCGGAATGCAACCGTAGGGGTTGGTGGTGCTGCGAACTCGAATGGGTACTGCGGCGTTGGCCGAGCGGGCACACGACATCATCGACGTGTAGCAGTCGGGCGACGGCCAAGACGTGAGTTCTTCCCAGCCAATCCAACAGTTCCTCTGGATGAATCCCCCCTTTGTGATATAATTCGCACCGTCTTCCACTTCAATGTCAACTGTCCAGTGGTGCCCGCATGGAACCAATTCAACTTCCCGAGTCCCCACAAGTCTGTCGCTTCTGCGAAATGCTCCAGAGTAGGGATGGGCGAACGAAATCTGCGAAGGATGGGTATGTGAGGGAGTTCGTTCCGAAACATCCATCAGCAGATTCAAACGGGTATGTCTTTCAACACCGCCTCGTGGCGGAAATCCAACTGGGACGGTTTCTGCACCAAGGTGAAGAGGTTCACCACAGGGACCACAACCGGTCAAACAATGCCCCGAACAACCTTGTTGTGTTCCCCGACCGCAAAAGCCACATGCGGGCCCACCGAGCGAAGCGGGCTGATCCCGCCGTGATTGAGGCTGTGCGGAAAGCCGCCGCCGACCCTGACGTGTCGATTGATTCCGTTCCCGGCGTGTCGAAGGGAACGGTGCGGGCAATCCTGAAGGACTATGGAATGGTGTGGGTAGCCGCAGGTCGTGTTTCGCTGTCCGAGGATGAGGTTCGACGCGCCCTTGAGACACACTCTTCAGTAGCGAAAGCGGCAGCCTCACTGGGAACCTGCTACATGACCATCGAACGTCGATTTCCTGCACTGGCTCGACAACATAAGAGAAGCCGTCCCGGTTTTCTTGACCCTCATCGCGAAGCTGTTTGTAGCATCGCCATTCAACAGGGGATTCCGAAGACCGCGATAAAGTTTGCAACGAGCCGCACTGTGATAATGACGTATCTGAGGAAGTGGAAAGCAGACGGTGGTCTTCCGACTGAACTTGTTGAACGTCTGGACAGGCTGGATCAAAAACGCGAACGCA